TCTTGTGGCAAATTCATCTCGGCGTGTGTGCCGTACCCGTCTGCCACTATTGTTATGGGAGCAGCTCCATCTCTTCCCATAGATGAAACAAACCAAAGAGGCAATATAAGTAATACCTCTCTGGTTGCTTCGTCCATAGTCTCTTCAATATAACTATCGATAGGCTTCATCATATCGTTGGCAGGCAATACATAAGATTGGTTCTCGAAATTCGAGAACTCTTCAAGCTTTACCTTCACCTTCTTTATGATGTCCGACCTCGTCATATTGCTCTCTTATTGAAGGTTCGGGAACGATACGCCCACCTCTTGTGCTTTTTGCAGGATTGTCTCCTTGTTCATAAAGTTCGAAACCGATACGTTATACGGTTCTCCCGACAGTATACGCTTCGCCTCTTGTAGCTTGGTTACTTCATCGAAAACCACTACTTCTCCTTTACCTCCTTCCTCTTGCTCCTCTTGCTCCTCTTGTTTCTTTTGTTTCTTTTGAGGATTACCTTCGTCTTGCTGGTCGCTTTCGTTTTCTCCTAAAACCTCTGCCAAAGTGATAACCCCCGTTTTGAATTCTTCGCTCGCCTCGAGTGCTTCCATATCTTCCTCTCTATTAAGGTAGAGTATTCCACGAGTATAGCCTTCCAACGGAACAAAATCAAAAACAAATTTCTTGTCCCCGTAGTAAGTCGTGAAACAGTAATTCAAATAGCCGCTATAATATTTTCTTACCATACCTATTTTTCTCCTTTTTTAAAAAGGGCTACACCATAGAGCATAGCCCCCTCTCGATTAAAATACAAAATACTTATGCAGTCAATTTGAAGATTGCGTGCGACTTCGGATACTTGAATACCGGAGCAAATGTCTCGATTACTCTCTTCTTATCCCCCCTATATTCAGACACGTCAATGTTGTCCGCACGTAATGGCTCACGTATCATCTTGTCAGCATACGACAAGTCTACGATAAAGGCAGTGTCTTTACGTCCGTAAACATCCATCGTAGGATGGAGATAGATATACAAAGTACCAAAGTTACTTGACATTTTCGTGAAGGTTACACCAAACTGAGCGTAATTGCCCTCGTTTCTCAGTACAGGTCTCTTATCGCTGAGTTTTATCTTCGACAACATTGAGATAACACCCGAGCCCGCAAACATATACCTTGCATTGTTACCGCTGTTGCCAACAAAAACTTTCTCAAGCAAGTCTACCAACTCAGCCTCTCCGTTATTGGCAAGCAATGCAGCTTTCGATTTCGTTATCACAGGCGAACCGCCTTTGAGCGCCTGAGCTTCGAATCCGTCGAAAGTATATACCATTCTTGTCTTCGGAAGTAGCTGTTTTGTGTAGCTCTTTACTCCGAAGAATGTGGCAGCCTCCTCGTCTCTCATCATCTCGTGCATCGCCAGTTGGTTCATCTGCACCTTGCCCCAGTTAATCTCTTTTTTCTCACTCTGCGATAGTTCGGTTTCCGAAATAGTCGTCATAAATATCTGCATAAATTGTCTCGTCTCTTGCGGATATGCAGATGTGTCAGTGTTGTAGTTCTGTGCCTCATCTATAAGATTGGTTATCCTATAAATGTTCGTGCCCGTAGGTATGGCAAGACCTTCGGTATTATTTTCTTTGCCTGTGATAGGTGTACCGTTAATAGGCTGTATTATCAGCTTCGGAGTCGGAGTTGTTGTCTTACCGATGACGATTGCGTTATACGGCAGTCCCACAGTAGGCGTTGCCTCGCCTTTCTTATGTCCGTCTATACCCTCGATATAGATTTGGTCGTTGATATCGAAGATAGAATGCAACGCTCCTACCTCTACCTGTTGTTGTTCACCCCCTGCCGCTACTGCCGTACCTGTCGTTACGGCTTTCACCTGTCGCAAGTCGACAGAGAAATAACCAAAATCCATACTGCTCACTCGCTTATGAGGCAAATGTCGCATAAACGTATTTACAGGCACGCCACCCAGACCCATCATTACTACCTGTCGGTCGTACTCGTGAGAAATCATTTCGGGCGAAAACGCATTTGCATTCTCCAAACTCAGACCATTTCCCTCTCCACTCAAATGCTTACCTGCTCCGTCGATACCGGGTGTTGCTACTGCGGCAAAAGCCATACCCACACCTGTCGACGCTCCGAAAAGCGTACCGAAGTCTATCACTCCAAACGCCCCCAATACTGCTACTGCTACAAACAGTAGTCCAAAAATCCATCTAATTCTCTTGTCCATCGTTATAATTATGATTAATTGTTTTTATCTTTAATAATCTACCTTCCGCATATAGTTAGCGGGGTTTATTCTTACTCCGAGAGGCAGACCGTCGCCATCTGGCTTTGGCTCTCTCTTCGGTGTGCCGCTGTTCTTCGGCGTCGGCAAATCATCGCCTTCTCGTAGTTCGAGTTTACTCTTGTCTATCACCGAATTTTTTCCTTCTACCAAGCCCGCTACCTTAGCGTCGTCGACATCGTCATCGTGGCGTAAACCTTGCACATAGTCTCTTATCATCTGTTTCGAGATATTTCCCGATATCAGATTATTGATAAGGTCTATTACGGCAGCCTTCTCTTCTTCCGTAGCTTCGAGTTCCGTCAGTGCCTCTTCCATATTATCGAACGACTTATTAAGGTTGGCTACCATATCGTCTGCCGCCTTCTTGTCGCCTGCAATACGCTCAGCTCTCTTTTTCACCTCGTCTACAAATTTCGAGTTACCGTCTTTGTCTACTCCAAGCAACTCGTCAAGCAGTTTACCCGCTTCTGGATTACTTGCTATAGCGTCGAGTATCATAGCGTTGTCTTCCGACATCGCTCTATGACCATTCTCCAGCTCCTTATATCTCGGCATTGCCTCCCCGATGATTGCCTCATAGTCGGCATCGTCGGCAAGCTTACTGCCTCGCTTCTGCAGACCTTTCAGCAACTTATCCCTATTGGGTGTTGCCACAGTAGTAGTCTGCTGCTCCACTACCATACCATCTTTGTCATCTACTTTCATATCTATTTATTATTAAGTATGTTGTGCGAAAATAACAACATCCGCCTGTATCTTTGGGCGTTTTCCGTACTGCTTATTATTTTGGGCGTTTTCCGTATCGTGTTTAGGCGTTTTGCGTATCTTTTTTTGTTACCTTTGCATATTCACAGCCGATACCTGTGTTATAGTCGTAATTAACCAATACCCCTTTGTGTATGACTTTAACACAAGAAAGAAACATCGCTATTCGGCAAACAATACCTTCCTGTATCGGTAGGTACTCTATCAGACAAGTACCTGCTCCGAGATTTTACATCTCCGAAAAACAAGCAGAACGACTTATTTACGCATACTTCCGTCGAGTGTATCCTCGACTACAAGAAAAGAAACGGCTGCAAATAGCTCTTGTTTCCACACACGATACACTCATAAAGGAGTTCCCTACCATATCGAAAGCGGAGTTGTTCTCGAAAATAGTTATGCACCCCGCACCTGAGTTTTTTATAACTCTTCGCACATTTAAGTCAATCATAAACAATCAATAATTTTTTTTCGTATGAATAAAGCAACCAAACACAACGAAGAACTTAAAACAATGCTCGCCGAGCAAAAAAACAAACAGCAACTCTGTATCGATTCTCTCAAGATTATCGATACTCTTACAGAAACTGCCGCCAAAGTAGACGACTTCAGATTGAATCTGGCGAACCTTTTCCATAATCTGGCAATACTCAATCCGCAAGTAAGTGTTAATTTCTTGCCTTCGCTCAAAGAAGCATACGAGGATGAACTCGATACACTCAATACATCTGTCGAAAATATCGAAAAGTATATCGCCTAACACATCTTCTATATGACCGCCGAGCAGTACATCGCCGAAAACAAACGCCGCCTTGCAGCTATCAATGCTCCATACGACCAAATCACAGGTCTTGGCTGCACGGCTTGTCCACGCTCTAAGGTCAATATAGCAGACTATTACGACGGACAAGATATATACTTGCCCGATACTATGCTCGAAGACTCATTCATAAGAGCTATCGTAAAAGCAGGAGCATTCTCGGCATTTCTTGTCAACAACGGAGTGCAGTCCGAAAACGATATTACAAGTCTGGCATACATATTCAACTCCATACGCTTTAAATACGACTTCGAGTATTGGAGTGCTACCTGTTGGAATATAGAGATTAAACTCTCCGAGAAATCTTTACAAGACGGCACTGCGGGCACATTTGCACCTCTTATTCTCAATCGAGGACAACGTAAGGTACTTGCCGAAGTATATGACGATATGTATCACAATCGCCCGATACGGCACATTGTCTGTAAGTGTCGACAGTGGGGCTGCTCTACCTTTTACTCCGCTGTGTGCGGGTGGTTTCAGAATGTATTGTTTGTTAAGTACAATTCTGTTGTAGTTGCTCACGTCGAAAATGCGGCTCGCCTTATACGTGGTATGTTTGTCAATGCTGTCGCTCGTTACCCATATCTCTTTATGGGGGCAACCGCTCCTTTGGAGCTCACTCCATATCAGGGCTCACAAAAAACACGGTACTTGCACGACCGTGATTACCGTATATCTATTGGCTCATCGGTCAAGCCTGATGGTATACGCTCCGAAAACATCAATATAGCTCACTTCTCCGAAGTAGCCTATTACGAAAGTACTCCGCAGCGTACACCTGAGGCTCTCACCAACTCAATATCAAACTCCGTACCTCTGTTGCCGAATACTCTTATCGTATACGAAAGCACTCCAAACGGCACGGGCAACTTTTTCCATCGCGAGTATATACGAGCAAAAAAGCAACAATCAAACTTCAAAGCTATATTCATCGCTTGGTTCGATATCGATATTTATTCAGTTAAGATACCTGACTACAAGACGTTCATTGCCTCTCTCTCCAAAAAAGAAAAATATATCTTTTCTCTTGGGGCTACTTTGGAGGCTATCGCTTGGTACAGAGAGAAGGCAAAAGAGCAACAAGACGAATGGCGGTTTATATCCGATTTCCCTTCCGACGATGTAGAGGCGTTTCAGTCGTCGGGTCGTCTTGTCTTCGATATTAAAGATGTAGAACGTCTTCGTCAAGGCTGTCGCATGCCTGCCGTCACAGGCGAGATTGTAGGCGACGCCATCGACGGACGTGAGGCACTCGAAGGATTGCAGTTCGTCCCATCACCAGATGGAAATCTTAAAGTGTGGACTCTACCTTCCGAAGAGCCCGTCTCTAACAGATATGCTGTTATTGTAGACATAGGTGTAGGTCTATCCGAAGGGGCAGATAATTCTATCATCTGTGTCATCGACCGGTACTATATGTTAGAGGGAGGCATACCCGAAGTTGTAGCAGAATGGGCAGGACACTTGCCAAAAGATATTATTGTATGGAAAGCGGTACAGATAGCCAAGTTTTATCGCAATGCTCTTTTAGTTGTAGAGAAAAACTCTATCGTACCTCGTGCCACCGACTACTCGCAGTTTATTTTGGAAACTATTGTACCTATTTATAGCAATATATACACACATACTCCAATAGACCAAGTGCGTCGAGGCATACGTCCTAAATACGGATACCATACCAATCACACCTCAAAACTCGCATTTATCACATTTTTTCAGAAGGTATTACGCGAAGATATGTACTACGAGCCTTGTCTCGAAGCAGTCAACGAAATGGGGACATACGAACATACCATAAAAGGGACTTATGAGGCTATCGAGGGCAACAGAGACGACCGTGTCATAACTCGATGTATCGGTATGGATATAGTCTATAATAAAATGCCCGCAGTTATACTAATAGACAATTATACAAATAATAATAACAAAAATACGGATTATAGAAATGAAGCAACTTTTTTTTAGACTAAAATCTTATATCATCAACAAAGCGGCCTATACCGCTTTTATCTTCAACGTTAAACAATACGCCGCCCAAAAGCTGCGTAAACCGAAGTCGCAACCCATATCTCGATGTAGACTTGATATTGCACAAGGATTGGTCTTATCCGCATACATTTGTTCGTTATACCGACACAAAAGTATCGATTTCTGGCGTATGCTCCTATTTGCCTCCCCCAAAAAGATACGCAAGATACGACCTGAGCTGGCTGCCGTAATAGACCAATCTTTCGCCGACGGATTTGTATATGAGCCCGAATATCTTCTCGCCAGAAAAGTGGCAATATATATTATCTACACTTTAACGTCTCGCTCCTTCATTCATTCTCTCACAAAAATACCCTTCCTATATCTATATTTCAGGAAGGGTACAACCGTCTGATACGGCTATCTACAATAGTAGAAATTATATTGCAAAAGTAATACTTTTTTTTGAATCCACAAAATTTTATTGCAAAAAAAATTCCTACCTTGTTACAGGTAGGAAAAACAAATTTTTGAGCAATTCACAACCAAACAAGATATTACAATGTGTATATCTGTGCTGTGAAACACTATCGCAAAGGTAATACAAAAAAACGATTCGAGGTAACTTTGAAAAAAATATTT